AATGATGGGATTTTGATATTATCGAACATTTCTTTACTATTCATTGGGTTTGACCTTCAGGTTATCTTGTAGTTTATCGACTCCCCGTTCGAATTTTTTAAAATCATTGGTTCTGGCCGCATTAATAAACCGTTTCTTCAACTCGTCGGCCATTTCCTTGTCACAGTTTTTTTCGATATCAATCATCAATTTCTTAATAGACGCGAACACCCTCTCACCATGGGTTCTTAGACGAACCGGAAAAGTTGTCGGTGGAATGTAATCTTCAAGTTCTTCAAGAAGTGATCGATACAACGGTTTTGACATATTGTTATTTATTTACATTCACCGATAAGTGTAAACCCATTATACCGCATTCGGATCACGCCAAACAATAACACTTGGTGTCGTGCCCCACGCGATAGGTGGTTTACTGTTATACGAAACGGTCGTTAATGGGATATATGGACAGAAAAACATGTTACCATCAGTGGTGAACCGAGTTGGGTTTCGACGCACCTTGGATGGAATGCTTTCAACACTGGCATACAATTGAGCAACATGGATTGGATCAGATATGACGAAACCCAACACCCGTGGATAAGAACCAAATCTCACCGGGGCAGCATCAATATATGTATATATGTTACATGGTAGGATTGCTTTGATGGAATTGTAATAAGACACGAACTGCATAAACACAGTACGAGTAATACCATTGATATCTAAACCATATTGATACGGGTCTACTACGACTGTATCAGTCATAGTTACATCGCTCTGTTTGACCATCAGCAACGAATTGCGTTTATCACAGAATATGTATTTGGGTATCTTCTTATCCACGGTTGGATCATATCTAGTGCTTCGGGCGATATACCCTCTCGCGTTCTGGCGAACCAGTCTACCAACTACTCCCCTCTTATCACTGAATACGAATATTTTTTGTTTTTTGGTCATTGTGATAATCCCGATGCAAGATATACAGCTTGGCTTTGTAATAGAAGTTCATCATTCTTATGAGAATAAACAAACCCAACTATGGCATTAGTTCTATAATGATGTTTCTCATTCCAAACATAAGAAATGTTCATCAATACTGATCCACGCAAGATTTTATCCATTTTGATTTTGAAATTATTTATAAATCTTACCTTTTCGCGAGTCATTTTGATGTCACGTAAAAACAAGGGTGACGGGAACGTTAGGTCTTTCAACCCAATACTATTACCACTATATCCATAATCATTTCTAAAAACCATGAAGCCCATATCTTTAGGAATAAACATACTCTTCTTGGCACGCTTACGTTTGGTATTATCCGAAATCAAAAGATCAGGATACGTGTCGGAAAAACTATTATTTTTACGAACAGCCCATTTCGTAGGATCATTATCGGATGTAGCAAGAGGATCAAGCATCCAGTCAGTAAGTTCATCCTCTAATAAACCCGCAGGTATATAAAGCTTGGAATGACTATTAATCAGCTTACGACCCATGATCTTTATTCCGGTTTGCTAATCTCGCCTTAACAGCATCCAGTTTATCACTCGTGTTTGATTTTGGCAACCTTATTGCTGGTCTGATCGCTTTCTTGTTTCTGGAACTATCCTTAGAATAGAACCAATCCTTTTGTTCATCGGTCGCATCAAACATTCGCATTGTATCATTATTGAATCCAATCGGTATAATCTTACCAACCCCTGAACTGGTTCTGGTCTTGATAAACTGGAAACGAATGATGCAATGTTCTTTCAAACTTGTATTCATCGCCAACGTACCAACAGTATCAGCTGTGTTGATTTTGGAAATACCACCAGAAATATGGGAATGATTGTGTTCACCGCTGCCTTCAGCCAATGAGTTTACGGCTTCACGGTTCAACTGTGATGCAGTCCAGCAATGATATTCACCCTCACCCATTACCGTTCTGATTTGTTCGGTAACCAATTTGTCTTTGGTGAAGTGATCATTGATGTTGATGTTTTCATTGTTAGGCATCAATAGATCAAGATAATCAAGACATACCAAATCAAACTTTTCACCGGTTTTCAGTTCTAGTTCTTTTAGATATGCTTCAATTTCCTGTACACGTGATTGTGGAGAGAAGTATTTGACAATGAGTTTACCAGTACGCTTCCTGTAACTCTTAACTTTTTGATCTACTTCTTCCATTTTACGCATAACGTCTTGCGCAGTCATGTCAGATACCATCTGATCAAAACGTTTACAGACGAAGGACTCGGATAATTCTAGTGTTATATAAACAACGTTCTTTCCGCGTTCGATCCAATTCATGGCGATGTTGGCCAAGAAGAAAGACTTACCCCCACCCGAGTTGGCAGCAACAAAGTTCACACCACCAAGCATGGTTCCGCCAAACAGGGCTTCATCCAAATCTTTAAAGCCGGTTGGTTGAAGATCATTCATAGCCATGGCACGCAATCGAGCCAACGGATTCAAACTATAATCAGTACCCAAATCCCTATGAAGAGATAACAGCACGGCCCGCTTGATTGGATCAACCACACCGGCATAGTTCTCATTCATGATATCATCAGTGGCATCAGTGATCGCCGCAATAGTGGCATGCAATCGACAATGCTTCTCTAACTGATCACAAACCCATTCCAACTTTCTTGATGCATCTTCTGGTACATCGAAATCAATCCCAGTTTGAGACTTGATTTGTTTTACACTAGGCAAGTCATTGTATTCTGAAGTATATTCAGACAGATATTTAATAACCGATGAATGTTCTTTAATAAAGAAATCTGGTTTCATTATGTTTTTACAAATAGAATATGCAACTGGATTAGCAATCATGTATTCTAGAAGTGTTTTTTCTTTTTGTTCGTTTGACATGATTACCCTCTAAGTGCTTCTTTTGCAGAAACAAGTATTTTCGCTTTCAGATAGTTTTGATGACAATTATTTACTATGTCTTCAATCGTATATAGTCTGCCGTATCGACCAACTGCGGCCATTCCGTCTTTGATGTCATAATCCCAATCAGGTGTTGAGACATGCCATTTATTTTCTTCTGCTGTTGTGATCAGATTACTCCCGTCTGTTTCTTGATCTGGAACAACAATGATCTTTCTCCCACTGAGATTCAGCAGGTTTATTTGTTTCTGTGTCAGTTTGGTTCCGCGTGAACTCACACCGTCAAGTGCGATAGCGTCCAAACATCCTTCAGAAACAATTACAGAACGACCATCTGTATCCAATGTATCTTGACGAAACAAAAAATCGGGTGCTGATTTCTGGAACATTTTGGATTGTCCAGAGATTGATCGAGCTAGATACCCAACGATTTGTCCGTAATGGTAGTATGGTACAAGAAGGCAGCTTGGATAAGTGACCGACCAAAAGAAATTATATGCGGTGGTTACTTCTTCTGATCTGTTCAAAGTATAGTCTAATACTTTGCGATATCTTTCGTTGTTGTATGATTTGTCATCTGGTTCTAGTAAAGGAACACTATGCTCTGGCAACTCTACTGTTGGGAAGTGTCGAATTATTTCAAATTCTGGTGCAACTTTTTTGATTTCGGTTTTTCGAAACAGAATATCAATCGGAAGGTCTTTTAATTGACCGCCTAGAATTTGATACAAGCGCCGTGGACGCCCACCGATACCATTTCCGGGTTCCCATCCGGTTGCGCTATCATTGTACTCACAGCCGCCATTACGACATGTGTACCGAAACCCACCGGAGCCGGTTTCCATAAAAGCACCACGACCACGAGTATCACCACACGCTGGACAGTTGAATGTTTTCCATCCTGTACCAGTAGATTTGTGTGGTGGAAGTATCTCTTGGAAGGTTCTTAAGATATAGTCATCAGTGTTCATGATAAAAACAAGAACTTGCTCTAAATACTAACATGGATAGCCAATTAACAAAACCAGCGCTTCACAATGTATCATATGACATTCCTCGGTTTGTCGTAGGTGCACCCGGTTCCCAAAACCGTGCATCTAAAAGTGAATTAACATTGAACGCAGGAATCGCCCAACCCATCGATGTTAGATTCATTTCTAAAGATGGCGTTGCTATAAATCTGTCGAACATGACAGCGTACATGATCTTTTGGACCAACGACCGGTTCGATATGGATGAAGGGCCGAATGGTTATTCATTGGATTCAAGTCGGGATATTTCTTTGCGAAAACTTATTGATATCATTGAACCATACGAAGGAACGGGTGCTGTTCTTCTTACTAATGACGATACCGATGCATTGGCACGAGCTGCTAATAACAACGGAATGCGTTGGGGTGTATTCCTAGTCAATACAGACAAGCAAGTATTTGCAATGAGTGTTTCAAACACCGGTGATGTTTCCGGTCAAGTCATCATTCGTACTGGCAATGTCCCATCTTATGAAATGATTATTGGATAACAAATGACAACAGATATCACGATTGAAGAAATCGATGCTCTCATCGATACATACCCGTTTTTGAGCGCCATCAAGTATAATACTAAATGGGCTGTCGGCATTATACAAAACGTAGAAAACCCTTTCATATGGTTCTATGACTTTGATAAACTTAAGCTACCAGAGCATCGCAAAGAATTTCTATTCTATGGCAATGATTGGTATCTTGGTTCCGATATGGAAATACCCATTGAGATGTTCATTGGTGCCAAGTTCGATAAATTTCAATTCGCGTTACGTGGATTTGCTCGCAAGCAGATCACAGATGAAATCAAAGGCCATCAAGTCAACCTGAGTGAAACCTTTGAACGACGCATCAAGAAAAAGAAAATTGATCTGATTATCAAACCGGCTGTATAATACCAGCATCGATCATAGATTTCAATTGAACCGTAATCATCATCGCAAATGCTATGGCATGTGATTTCTTGAAAGTGTATTGATCATTATCCCGTTTCCATATTTCTTCACGAACCGTTTCCCATGGTAAACCAACAAGGTGACGCTTACCCGGTCGAATGATCGCTATCAAACAAGCAAGATCATCAATGCTTTTGGGTTCATAGGCATCAATGATATCAAAATGAGAATTGATGTGCTGTAATTGTTGAACAACATCTTCACGAGCCAACAATCCCCATGGCGTTGGTCTTGCAACCAGTTTATCCAGATGATCAGGGTTCTTCACATATTGGTAAGCTGTGTTCGGAATGATATCTACTTTATAGAAACCCATTTGTTCAGCCATATCATCAGACTTCTTACCAGCCGGAAAAACGGCTAGTCCGGTGATCGGATCGATAGGCATATTTTGAAAGAACACACCGGTTGGATGTTTTCTCAATTCACCATCCTGTAGCATGGACCCTTTGACATAATTCAAACCGGATAATGCTGCTGGTCTATCAGCGACATCGATATCAATATCAGGTAGATCAATCTTCATCTTCAAAGCCCAATTCAACCATTAGGTCTTTTATGTCTTGAACGTCTTTGGAATTGGTTTTGAAATGTCTATTCCAATACTCAATATCAATAGCACTACTCAATCGATCTAAATCTTTTGGTTTCATTCTGTCAAACATATCAGCTGATCTTGACGTATTCAAAAACACCCAAGGTGATAACCGACCGCTTTCAATCCAGCGTAAAGATTCAGCAATAGATATAGTATCGAAGAATGCAGCAATCTCTATATCTTTTTGATCACAGAACATAGTCATTAGTTCCAATGACTTGATTGCCCGTTCCATACCGGTGCCGCGTTTGTTTTGAATTTTCTTGTATTGGGTAAGGGTTGCATCAAGTGCCCATTTCTTTGACGGGATTTGATTATCAGACAACCACATCACATAATCGGTTGGATCAGCAATATAGACAGACATGATACCTACTGTCATATCTACAAAATATGGGAGATAGGGAGATTTAAGAAAGCCCTCTAGTGATTTGCCTTCATTCTTCCGTTTGATACCATTGTATCGAAACCAGAAATTAAAGAGTTCATAGACGGCAAGTAATCGATCTTCACCGATGCGTTCAACCGCTTCTTTGTTCTTGCAGGAATGTTTCGCAAACCACGCGGCACTGGTAAATGTCTTACCACAATAATGACATTGCATGTTCATCTCGCGAGTTTTTTGAATTCATCCAATACCGGTTTGATATCTTTTTTATCTTCGTACAATCCCGACATCAACGCAAGCTCTTTAATATCTTCAGCATCACATCGCTGCAAAAAGAAATCGCAATCCTCATAATCTAAATCAGGATAATAGCTCAATATCAATTCATACAGCTTTGATGTGCGTTTGTTATCAGGCGGTTTGATATACACATGCTTTGTACGTACACCTGTTCCGGCTAATGCAAGCACCTTTGATTGAAATTCTTTATGCTTCCATAGCGTAAAGTAGTCTCGATTAATATCATTGGTACTCATGAGACATAGCAAATGCATTGAGTTATCGGCAGACCCTGACATCCATCGTAGACCCGGATAACCAACAAAGGAATCAAACTCCCTCAACTCCGAATCCTCATAGGAAGAACGAAGGTTCAGAATATTTCTATCCAGTTTACCCATTACATCAAAGATTGCTAAGCGATCACTCATATCACTACCATATGACAATCTACCAGAGAGTAGTCATATCCACTGTGTCAGGCACCCTACAGCCCGGTTCACCGGCCATGATGCATATCGGGTAATCTCTGATGTTGCCCTCTGAGTCCCGTTCAAATCCAATTGGAATGGCCAATAGGTTATCTTTCTCGAACACAGGACAAGACCACGAAGCGGTACGATGCGAATCGATGACCCGGATATCGTACATGGATGGCATGTAACCGGCGATTGGGTTCAAACAGAACACCTTCATGGATTTACCAGACAGGCGTTTGATAGGAACATATTCAACCACATCGGCATCACAAATAAGAATGTGCCACTTCAACGGTAGAATCAATTTGTGATTACCTACCATGATTTCAGCAGCAGCATCATTATATTCATTGATGCCTGTTAGCTTCTTGGCCATGTAATCAGGACTCTTAGGTCTAGAAAAATCAAGAGCCATGAAGTATAATTGTTTTTCTACGGTTTGACCAATATGATCGCTATCAAGTATAGTATTTTCTTCAGTCAGAAATTTCATCGTAATCCACTTTCTCTACAGAGTATGGATACTTAGCCTCTTTGTAAAATTTTATTCTTTGTAATTTGTGACTATTACTATATTTGGATGTAGCGCATATATCATAAACATCCGCAAACGACTTATCCTTTGCGCGTCTCAGTGATCTACCAATACTCTGAATAACCTTAGTGAATGATTTACCCGGTTCAATGATAACCAGATTGAATATTCTAGGAATATCAATACCGGTGGAAGCGATACCGTAAGTGCAGATGATGGTTTTATTATCATCGTCATTCATCTTACTGTATTCAATGTGTCTATTCTTGGAAGTGACCTTATTCTTACCAGACCCAGCCATGAATACTGAATCAGGTATCATGCTTTCAAGCTTTTCGCCGAACTTGGTATGCTGGACGAGAACGAGTGTATTACCCGTTTTGGATATCTTGTAGATCGTGTCAGCAATAAACTTGACCCGGCTATCATTGACCGATGTGAGATATTTGATTTCAGATGGGAACGAATCAAATTTCTTTATATTTTCCTTGGTCTGAATAATTCTGATATGACAATCAGACAGATACCCTGCCTGTTGTAAATCATAAGCCGACTTTTCATACAACACTGGTCCAAGGGCAGCACGCAATTGGTTCTTACCTAATTCATCCTTCGGTAAGGTGCCAGTGAAACCATATCTATGTGGAACCTGTCTGCCAGAAACAGTCATCAGTTCGAACACTTCTTTGGCTGTATACTCATGGCACTCATCGGCGATCAGACACACACATCCTTCTAGAATTTCGGGATAGTTGATCAATGACTGCCAAGTGGAAATCGTATATTCTTTGACGATCTTCTCTTCACCATAGAATTCGCCACAAGGTAATCCCATCGCATTGAAGGTTTTTGCCGTCTGTTGAACCAAGTCAATAGTTGGAACAATGACGATCACCTTACCATGATCACCAAACCTACTGGCCAATGCAGCAGTTACCAAGGTTTTGCCAGAACCGGTGGCCATGACAAATATACCACAGTTATTATCAACCGTTTGATTTACTGCATGTACTTGATAATCTCTTATCTCTACGGGTTTACCATCAGGACCATTGAACTCACTGAACAAATCCTTATCAATGGGTTCAATGTCTACAGGTGTACTGATCCTATTATCAACAATATCAAACTCATAACCATGTTCAGCAATCATTTCGATCAAGCTATCATCCAATAGGTTCAAAAAGGTTTTACCATTCTTGAACATATGAATATAACCATCCCATATACCGAGTTTATACTTCGGTGTATGAAAACAGTTTGCAGTTCTCCACTTCAACCTATCAGTCACCTTGGCCTTAAGACTTGGTGATAATCCGGTTATAAGAACATTTACTTGATCGGGTATAGTAATCTTACAGGTTATCATTGGAAATATTATTGATCCATCTATATCCTTGCGTGCAGTTAGTCAGCACGATTTCATCAGTTGGTGGTTCCCAAATAGCAAAGGGGATCAACCAGTTGAGATTATTAATGGCGTCAACAGCGCCTGTATGTATATCCATAACAGGCACAACAAACGGTTGTTCGTCGGTCATGTTGGTAATATTGTTGAGAACTTCGTCAGCAACCACGGCCCGGAATACTGCAACCTTGATATCTTCGGCTTCAGTTTTGTATACTAGCGTGACGAATTGGTTCCAGTTTTCTACTAGAATACCAAATTCCTCTTCTGTTTCTCTAATGATACAATCGAGAGCGGTTTCCCCCTCTTCAATCTTACCACCAACCCCGTTCAGATAACCTTTTTGCCAATTGGGCCGCTCTTTTTTAATGAGTGCAACCCGTTTGAACTCGGTATCGAATAGAAACCCAACTGAATACATATTAAACCTCTGCTTCCATATTGTTGGTTTCTGTCAAACGGGTTAATTGCCCGAGAGAGAAACCACGTTGGTCCCATGAACGCATGATTGCATCATACAATTCCGATATATATTTTACTTCTTCCAGATTTGAACGACATTCATTCAACCTGACATCACCCTCAACCGCTGTTTTGGTTTCAGATGGAGATGGCACCCGGTTGGTTGGTGGATTATCCAACCATTCATGTGTTATCTCGCCACGAAGTCTAACAAGCTTGTTACTAAAAAAGTCAACAATGCCTTCAAGGTCTTTTGCATTCGTCAAGTAACGACCAAGATAATATGCATGGTACTTGATGATTTCGGAAAGGTTTCCCGAAATCATCAAGTCTTTATGCGCGGACTCAAGTTCTGTATTATAGAATTTGAGTGCATCCTGAAGCTTTGTTTCATCTTTTTTAATGATGTCACGCCACCGGGGAAGAGGATTATACGTTGTCGTCATCTTCATCATCTTCAATGAGTTCGTTATCATCTTCAGAGAGTTCTTCGTCAGTGAATTCAACAACGTGTGGAGAAATATCCACAGCCTGCATAATTCGTAGAGCAATATTGCCCTTGAACTGTTTCTTAGTGAAACTTTCTGGAACTTCGGGTGGAACTACTGCGCCTTCAGGCCATTTGACCATATAGCGGCCTAATCCCTTAGCGGTCACAATCAATTCGTCTTCTCGCATGTAGTTAAACAAGCCACTGAACGGATCAAGACCATGCGGATAAACAAGTTGTACTTCAACTTCTTCATTAGGTTTGGTAAAACGAGATTTATACAGTTTCACCTTACATTTTGTTCCAACGACTTTTTTATCAACTTGTTTACTGGAAGCATCAAACTCATTAACATCTTCGCCCTTGAGTTTATATTTTTGGAACAAGAACGCGATGGAAGCCAAATATACAAGGCCACGGCCACCCAGAAACTTTTCATCTGGATCGTATTTGTTTTGGGATTCCATAGTATGAACAACCCCGGCCACAATAATTGGACGGCGAACGACCATATGACCTGCGGCCTTGATGATATTCTTGGTTTGTTTAGCAGCCTGACCTTGATCACCAACCATTTTACCAGATGTGGCTTCATCAAGTTCTTTTTCAGTTAATAGATCAGACCACGAGTCAATAACAATCATGAGATTGGTTTTATCATTCTCTGGTTCTGCATCTGAAACCTTGACTACATCAGCGATGATGCGCTTAACATCACCCATCGTTGACGCGTTCATCGGTGAAAACTTATCGGGTGCAGTATCAACACCGAGTGCATTCAACCAAGACTCAGTTGTAGCATTTTCAACATCAACCCAAATAATATGAGTATCGTTTGATTTCTGTGCTTCAGCAGCTGCGGTAGCCAAGATTAAAGACTTACCCGATCCAGACTCACCACCGATGAGAACAGATCGACCGTACATAAATGCATGAAAATAACTTCCAGATAGAAGTTTATTCATTGCATAGTTACCAATACCACACCATTGTGGATTTTGTTCAAACCCTTGGTGAATAGTGGGAGAATTAAATTTTTCGATATTTTTTCGGAACTTAGTTCCAAATGCATGTTTAGCCATAATGTGAATCCAGAGTTAAAAAGTAATGATGCAGGGGAAGGCATAGATGTTGAAAGGAGAACGAAATATGTTATACAATTTATCGTCCATCTATGACCGTCGCGCGGGTGTGTTCCCTTCCCCTGCAACCTTTAGGCTTACGCTTGTGCGGCTTTCTTAGCACGCAACTTGGCAAGCACATCACTTGTAGAAGATGCCTTCATTGGTGCTTCAGTAGGAGTATCATCAGCAGCGGCTTCGATATCCTTGACCATTGGGGCAGTCTTCTTCTTCTGAACCGGTGCAGGTGTATCTTCACCTTCACCTTCACCTTTCTTACCGTAACCAACAGGTTTCCAGTATTTCTCCCATTCGGAATCCCATGGATCACCCGCCAGACACGCATCAAGCATCTCAGGCAGCAGTTCATAGGCTTCGTCACTAGGCTCATTAGGCAACAGGGTTGATAGGTTAAAGGCACCGTGTTCTTCGACAGCGGCACGTTCCTCATCCGTCAACTCGTTTGGCTTCGTTGAGAATGACCCTGTATAGTTTTTGAATTCACCATTCATGAATTTCTTAATGGTGAAGTTCAATCCTTCATCTGCATCCGAAGGAATACCCGGCAGCATCAAATCTTCATCGGTTTCAATCAATGAATTATAGATGGTGCCGTGCAGCTGCTTGGAAATATCGAAAACCCGAATTGGATTCGCTGGTGGAGTTTCTTCGGTGTAAGGAGATTTACGAACGAAGCCCTGATAGAGATAGGTCTTCTTAACCCATACAGAACGGGCTTTTTCTTTTTCTTCACCACCGACATTAAACATATCGGAGATACGCTTAAGAACCGGATCAGACTTTTCACGATACATATTACGGCACGGAATTCTTACTTTGATTTGTTCACCATCGTTCTCAGGATCAGCAAAGAACCATTCGTACATTTGCTTTTCTTTGAAGAACCATGGGTTTTTATCGTCACCATCATCGATAAAGCGAAGGGTGACAGATTGATCAATATCAATTAAGAAGAAGGGATAGAAGCGGGTATCGAACCCACCAGTATTACCGGAACCACCACCCTTAGAAGCGGCTTCGTTTAGTAGTTTTGCTCTGAGAGCGGCAAGTTTATCTTGTGCATTTGACATTTTTTACATTCCTTTTTTGACAATATGTGTTTTTGACAAGCGTCATACTAATTACAATATGACAAAATAACGCGATGCTAAGACCGGTAACCGATCTTTTTCATCACCCATCTATTTATGGCTGGAATCAGATATGTGGATTAAAAAATGATAGGATTCGGTTGAATTTCGTAATCTTCTTCATACTCTTCATCATGAACGTTCATGATGCTGAATTGCAGAGCATCTTCAATATCTTCTTCATAATATTTGAGTTCATCCAATAGATGACACATCAACACACAAGCCATAACCCGGTCATCTTTCTCACCGGGTTTAGCTTCATATCCCTTGCCACGTTTCACAAAATTCTTTAATTCGGAAACAAGTCCACGCGAATATGGAATGAAAATATTACGCTCAATATAAGCCTTAAGCTTAACTGCATAATCTCTCTTGGAAGGAGCAGTGGTTCTAATTCCACGAGACTTATTACCGTCACTGTCTATCAACATGCCCGGAATTACATCTTCGCCCTCATACAAGATGACGTTCAATACACCCTGACCAACACCATTACATTCGACTGAATAGTATAACAGGGATTCACCAATATGGTTTTCGAGTGATTGCTGTTCATCATCAATACGTTTCAATATACGTACCAATTGTTTTGCTTGATCAATCATATCAACTTCATTGGCTACCCATTCAGCCACTTGTGTCATATCAGGCAAGGCGAATACCTGAATACAAGCATTATCACCACCTACCCCTTCGGATGGATCAAGCATTACTCCATAAACTGTGTTGGGTTTTATTTCGTCATACCAAATCGTTTTGAAACGATCTACGTATATAGGCTTTCTAACATAAGCATTCAGAGAAAGGAGTTTACCAGAATCGATTAATGTATCATCAGCAGAAACGAAGCGACAGTTGGAAGAAATTACAGAATTATTAATAATATAAGAATGTGTATCTTCTACTTCTATTAAATCATATGTTATATCTCTTGTACCAGTTTCTATGGCAACAATTTTCAAATCACCATTCAATGTGGTTAGCATGTCACCAACTTTGAAAGATTCCATATATTTTTTTCCGCCCCGGCAATTAGTAATCAGGGTATGTTTGGTGGAACCAGATATACGTGACCCATCTTCTAATACAATTGTCCTAATAGGTTTCACACCCATACGTGCCACCCCGGCAAATTCCTTAAATCCGGCATGTGTTTTTACTTTAAATTCATTATTGGAAAGGAATTTACGACCAAATTTTTCAGTGTATTCTTCTAATGAATAAAATTTCTCATCCGGTCCTTTCTTAGAACCCCGCTTTTTATCATCTTCTGTTTTTTTAGAAATGGAACTTTTTAACGAGTTTGATAATTTAGTATTTCTATTTTTCTTTTGTGTTTCACTCATTAATGAATAATGGGAACCGAATGAAAAATTACCTGTACCTTTTCTTTGATTACTCCAAATTGCACGAGTTTGATCTGATGGGTTCCACCCAAGAGTAGCATCGCCGCCATCGGTGCGATTGGTAAGGGTTCCCTCTGATAAATCTTTTCTACCAATTTTTAATATATATTCTTTTTCCTTTTCAAAGGCTTGTTCTACTGTATCAGTTATTTCTAATACTTTGATATCACAGGTAAGAACACATAACCTAAGAGTATTATAAAAGTACTCACCCGCTTGTGGTTCTTTTACTCGTTGTATATATCTAAGATGTTGTTTTATACGATTACGTATATTTTTTGATGCTCCTACATAAAATGGAACACCGTTATTATTAAAGCAGTAAACACCCGGTTTTTTACATTCTTCCCAATTCATCATATAGCTCCTTTATCGTCATCATTATATTTCTTCCATGACTATCCTGTACTTCAATACATGTGTCGCCGGGCAAACATTCGTATTCTCGTTGCCATTCACTAAGATCGGTTCCTTCAGATAATATTTTAAGTTTGAATGATTCATCACGATCAGGATGTTCAGCCCAATGCACAAAGAACCGTTTGAAACCAATTTCATTTTCATCCTTGTTAAGATCACCGCGTTGAAGTGCTTCCATAAATTCGAATTCGGTTTTGATTTTATCGGTTTCATAAACGGTTTCATAATCTTTTTGGGCAAGACGTTTACCATCAATACCCAATACTTCTAATATATCATCCTTCCACTCGAATGAATTATTAGCGTCTTCGGCACCAAACCAAATATTAGCAAATTTATCTTCATCATTATTTGGAGTAGATGTGATGATCATCTGACCACCGGTTGAAATGGTAGGCAAGATGGATGTCCAAAATTCTTTTTGGATGCCGGGATTAACGTAAGCAAACTCATCGAGATATAGAACTGAAATAGATTTACCACGACCTGTGTTCTTGGTCGTGGTTTCTGCAATAATTCTAGAACCGTTGTCGAATTTCAT